GCGGGACTCGAACCCGCGAATGCCGCGTTATAAGCACGGTGCTGTACCAAACTGAGCCACGCTCCTACTTTATAATTATTTAATATTTAATTAAAAAATCATTATATAATAAAATAAGAATAAATTAACTACAATAACTTGGTGGTGTTAAATTTTGTAGAAAAAATATTCAAAGATGTTGTCCGATATTAAAAAACAAGCAATTTTATCGCCTGTCATATTTAATATTTATATTAACGGGATATTTCAAGCCCAAATATTGTGTAGTTGCACAAGAATAAATGAAACAATAATTATACATGCCGGAATGCATGTAAATGAACGATTAATTTATAAATATGTTTGTGTATGGGCAGAAGATTGTTTTTCGAAATGGGCTTCATCCAAAAAAGATCAGTTTACTCTTTCTTTAGACCGTATTATTAATGACTATGCAAAAGAAAAAGGAGAAGATGCAAAATTAGAAGTTTTATTTGTAGAAAGGCAAAACGCAATTTTAAATTAATAGTTTTGATGGATTTTGATTATTTATTTTGATTATTTTGATTATTTATTTTATTTAAAGAGAATTTACGGTGCAATTGGTGAATTTTTGCTTTCTTCAGCAATTGCTCCCACAGGCACAGAAACCTTTTCGGGCGCATATGGTACTTCATCATTTGGTACCACAGTTACTGCCTTAGGTTGCCATGCAGGGCCTTCTTCGTCTAATATCAAATCGTTTCTATTTTTTTGTGCTGCGTCTCTTATTGCATCCCTAAGTACAAGTTCTCGCAAAGACGATCTAAGCACATCTTTGCCAAGTGGAATAATATCTTTCCAATAATTAGTGTTATACTCAATAAGATTAATTTCACGCTTAATTCGCTCAATAAAGCTTTTAACCAAATACGGCTCTCGCGGGTAGAAATCTAACAAATCAATTGCACTTAATTTTTCGGCAATGGTTAAAGCGGTCGGTGACTTTGTTAAGCTCGCTAAATTGCGATTTTCGCCCTCGCATTTTAGAAGATTACGAACCACGTATCGCAGTGTATTTTGATCCAAACCCACTATTTCCGATCGCGACAATTTTTTGTTTTTAGCCGAAATATTAGAAATATCAATTGTAAAGCATTTATATTTCTGGCCTATCTTTGTAAAGCGCTTTATTAGTTTTTCCTTCAATGCCGATTCATACATAGAAGCACTGTTCATTTCTTCTTCTATTATCTTTGCAATTAGCTGATTATATTCTGCCTTGGCGGGTCTGGCCTTTAATAAGACCTTGCCTTTATCTCCCGAAAGGAACCAGCAATATCGCAAATCGAGTATGCTGATCAATTCATATTCATCTCGAGGCATAGTAGCTTCTGCCGCCACTATCAGCAATTCATAGAACTTCTTATGGTCTTCCGGCACATTATATTTATTTTTAGTATGTTGAGATATTTCAACATTTGTAATGTCGAGCATATTGAGCAAATATTGTTCAATATTACGAGTTTCACCCACCAAGATCAAAGTGGGTGCCAATAAAGTATAGGTACGATCCGCAATGTCTGTACCATCTGCTCCCCCAAGTATTTGAGCAATGTCATTAGTTATATTTTCAAATTGCACTCCACCGCCGCCTGTAACAACCTTTTCTTGCTTACCTCGAAAAAGATTCCACCATATTAGCAGAGCCACAATTACAATGATTATAAACAATCCAAAAAGTTCCCAACCGTTCATTTGTTCACTAACACCAATGTAGCAGAATTATTTTAAACACTTAAACACTAAAAATGATGCTAATATAATTTGTGCGCGTGTTGTGCTAATATATTATACTTGCGGAAATAAAAATAGTAAATAATAAAATCTGCAAACATGTCTGCGTGCTCTACACATGAAGTTAATTCATCTCCTGTTTCTAGTAATATCAAAATTATGCATCACGTGGGCGGTAAAGTGACATTAAGAAAACATCTTAAATCTCATATATCCCCTCGCGTAAAGGTTAAAAAAATATTTGATAAATCACTACTTTGTAAAGATTTCATCAAAGAAAAATGCACAAAGGATAATTGTAAACTTCTACACAAAAAAATATGTGCATACTCTGCAAAGTGTAATAATTTTGATAGATTTCATCGAAAACGATTCTTTCACCCAAAATTCTGCAAATATGAAGTTGCACCAGGTGATTTTTGTAAGGCCATGCCCGGAAATCACTTCTTAATGTTTGCTCACCGATGTAGATGGTTCCACGGCACACAGTGTAAGTTACCAGCAACTGCAAGCTCCAACGGCTTTTTATGCGATATGCATTTAAGATTAATAACTAAATGATAAGTTATCAAAAATAAATAATTGGGTGCTTTTGCTCACTAATTTCTTCTTTCGGTCTTTCGATATATCAATTTCTGGCGATCCCCATCGATTAAAGCGCGCTTAGCGTCCTTTTCGCATATTTCTTTATAGATGGCATCGTTTTTCCGCAAGGTCTCGTCTGACTGCAGATGAATGTAGCAAAGCAATCTCTTCAAGTCGGATAATGTATTTGCATCATAATCACTATAGTAATCTTGAATCTCACTTTCTATAATTTTATAAATAAAGTACGGATAGTATTTTCTATTGTTTACCTCTGTGTTAATAAGAGTTTCGAGCAGGGTTAGAATTTTAATAAACTTAATGGCAATTTGCTTAATAACCGAGTATGATAATTGAGGCGGACTTTTATCTGTGAACATCTTCATAAGCAAAGGCGCGTTTTCATTATATTTTGTTAACTTGCACTCTTTGAGAACAGAGCGCATTTCACTTACATGTTCAAGTTCTAGCTTGTCTCTCTCGATAATTCGCTTGATCTTATTTTGATCACTAATTGGTATAATCTTAGTCTCACGTGCCTGTAAATGCTCCATATGAAGACGAAAGTGTTTATGTGGGTGATAAGCACCTTTCTTTTTCTCCCTTTCGATTGTTTTTGTTTCATCAATCTCGGTACCGTCCAATTTCTTCACTTCTTGACAATTCCAATTTTCACACACCATTTCACTAACAGATGTGATAGCAATCATATGATGACCGCAACTACTGCATATATCAGCCGGGGATTTTCCACTATCCACAACAATCACAATACTTTGGGTGTATTCGATTTGTTTCTTAATTTTTTCCACTATTGGCAAAAGAGGATCATTAGGAGCTAAAGTCGGGGAGTTTACAACAACCGGAGTTACATCGCCATCATCCAAAATATCAAGCACCCTATCTACAGCAGCGGCCTTTTTTGTGACCGGTTTTACATAGTAAGATGCACCTTTGCTTTTTATGGACTTGATATATGCAGAAATCAACAAAGACAATATAGTATCTGCTTTTCGAAGGAATTCATCTATTTTGGCCAAGTAATTATCGGAATTAATAATCTGGTAAAACTCACGAGTATAATCCGTGCTTACTGATTTTGTATAGTATGCATTAAGTATGTGCACTACGGATAAATTGTAGCTAGATTCCAAATTTTCGAAATCAACTATTATCAAATTAAGATATAGAAATTGCAATGCTAGCTGCTTCTTATACTCTACATTTTGAGCATCTAAAATTTCTGTTAGGTGCTGTAACATGCTATATGCTAAGTTTGTAGATGTTATTTTCTCAATTATTTTTTTATTGATTAATTCAATAGTTCCGCTCATTCTATGAACTTACAAATATACAACTTGTGGCTATCTTATGTATAAATGTAATACAATCAACATTATTAAAAGAAATTGAGCTTATTTTTAATTAAATACTCATACATAAAATGTATATACTATCACTTAATTCAAGTGTTAAAAAATTCGCCATCAAGAAAGCGCATAAACGTATAATAAATAACTATTAGTTTATAAACTTCAATGTCATCCTTTGATATTAATTCGCTGCTTGATGAAATTATTCAAAACCCTGATAAGCCGGTTGATCTGGATCGTGATCAAGTGGTTGAAGTCCAAAAAAAGTCCAATCTTTATGGTGTAGTAGTCCCTGATGAAATTCGCTGGATTAATATGTCAATTATTAACTGGCGAGAGAAATATTTGCAGAAACTTATAGCTACCGGTCTTGTTGGTTATCTTTTTCGTGTTCATGATGAATATCTTCGTGCTGAGCATTCAGAAGTAGAAATGCCAGAATCTATCTATAAAGCATTTGGTGCGGCGCCTCCTACTGATAAGGCACAGCGTGAAAAGATGGACGTGGCGTATCGAAATGCAGTTAAGGAGGAACTGACTGCGTTTCTTAAGCATAATTTTGATTACAATCCCGACTTGCATGTTCGTTGTGCATACAAGGATAATCTCGAAGATCCGGAACGCGTCGGTAAGTTTGAGCAGTTTACCGCTGCAATGAAGAACTCGTCCACGGCGGCGTCTGCCGAAACCCCAACTCAACCACTGACTAGTCAGCAGGTGCTTGATGCCGCTGCTGCAACTTATTCTCGCTGCCGTGAAGCGGAACGCGTTTTGCGTGTATTTGCTACTAATGCAATTAATACCGGCCTTAACTTGGATGAAGAAGCCAAGGCATCGCTCTTGCGTGCGGAAATCGATCTTCGTGATACCGCTGCATTGATGTATCCTCATGTAATTGGTCGTGTGGAGGGACCCACCAAGTGGTTCCCGCCCGCTGATGTATTCCATCACTTTGATCGTTATCTCAGCAATCACTTTGAGTTGCTTCGAGAAGTCACTCACATGTTGTACAACGAGAAGCCTGATATTGAATTTGCCGTGCAGTTTTATGATCGTGCATTTGAGAGCGATGAAGAGGCTATTAAAGAACGTGCCAAGATTCAGGATCGTGTTACCGCGTCAGTGCTCACTATCTCCAATGAAGGTTGGTATATGCTTGGCCCGTTTAAGAAGAATCGTGAGCGTATTGATTTCTACAATAAGAACACTGAAATTCTCAAGCGCATGAGTGAGCAAAACGAGATGGATACCAAACTGGGCAAGGATCTTATGGAGAAGCGTGTTCGTCGTCAGAAGAACCGTAATATTATTGAGGCTGGCCCTGATGACCCTGGACTTGCTAAGTACAAGGATGCTCTTGTTACGCTAGATACTCTTGGAGCCAAGGCCGTGCTTACTGATGAAGAAAAGGAAAAGATGGCAGAGGCCATGCGTCGCAAGGAAATGACAGAAGTTCCTCCTGATTCCATTCAGGTTGATGTTCATCGCCCCGTTGAGCAGCCTGATGGATCAACAAAGTTGGTAAGAGATAAGTTCTATACTGCGTCTGAGGCTCCAGAATTTATGACTGATAATCTTGCCAGCCAGCGTAAGATGGTTGTTGCAATTAATGAAGGCGAAAATCCTCGAGAGGCGTTTAATCAAATGGTAAAAGAAACTACCCAGATAAAGTCTCGAGATGGTAAGATAAGTACTTTGCGCGATCTTGCAAATAACATCAAGCCAAAAAATTGAAAAAAATGAAAATTTAAATATTAATGATTTAAAGATTGTCAACTATAATATTAACAACACAACATCATCTAATTTGAGGGAAAATGTCTCGCACTACTTATGCCGTAGTTGCCGCATGTGGTTTGGCAATCACTGCGTGGTATTTTGCGCCTAAAATTTACAAAATGTTTAACGATAAATATCATCCCAATAATTGGGGAAATGCTAGTATTGAATTTAATATGAAAAACAGTAAAATTCTGGAAAATATTGCATATCCACCTCCGAAGCCTCTGCAAGACGATTCGCCCCATACACTTAATGATCTTAAGAAAACGCTTCCTCCGGTGTTTAATACAGAATCTGACGGGGAAGAGGAAAACTCTAATAGTGATGTTAGTTATTAATCATTATTAACTATTAAACATACCAACTTATATTTTTTGTAATTACACTACTATTTGCCGCAATGCGTTTCTCGTTTAAAATTGCTACTGAAGAAATACTAATACTTGGTATTTTTGGTGTCACAAGCTTAGGATTATATTTAGCTGCTTGTAATATCGTTAATGAACAATCTAATAGCAAAAAACAGCAAGATAAATCATCTACCACTGATAATTCAACTATCAACAATACAACTAGTGAGAATATTTGTCCTCCTTATAACAACGAAGGTCAAAATAATATTATATACCCTATTGTGGGTCCTCCGTACCCATCAAACTAATCATTTTCAAATGTATTTTTGAATAAAATGCTAATTAAATATACAAACCTATATTTTTTATACAAGTAACATCTATCAACATCCACAAAACCAAAAAATGTATATTTCAATTGAAATATCAACACCAGATATTTTTAGTTTGGGACTTATTGGAATAACTTGCCAGATTTTACATTTATCATATGTATCAGGTTATTTTAACAAAAATCTTGATAAAGATCTTAACAAAGATCTTAATAAAGAAGAAAAAAAGCCAAACTACATCCAAAATGAATACGTATGTATTGGCTTAAGTGCGAGTTTATAAAAAATAACATTCAGCACCAAATTTACGGTGTCTGAAAATATTGATAAAACTCATTATTTTTATCTATGCTCATACTGCCAGTTGATTGAATCATGTTGCAATATTCTTGTATAGAATTTGAACCAAATGTAAATGGCTTATCGTCTCGTGGAGTAGCAGTAACTGCATATAATTTATCAGTTTGTCTCATATACATTACTTTTTGGTTTGGAACCTCAAATGCCCTGTTTCCAAATGCAGCTGCTATTTTTTGCATTTCTGCGGAGAATGCATTTGTGTCTCTCTTAAAATATGCATGCATTGCCTGTTTCGTTGTGAATATCGAAAGATATGCATTTTTTCTTAACTCAGAATTAAGCAATTTATCATCATGAACAGCAATAATCACAGTAAGAAAAGCCCATCTGTTTTGGAAGAACATCTTTTCTAAAATCACCTTACCTTCTTTTGAAATTTTTTTAAAATCCGCACTGCAATCATCGAATATAATAACCATTCTCGGGTTAAAATCTAAAAATTTAAGTGCAAACTTTTCATCAGCATCAAGGTTCATACGTAAGAGAAAATCTTTGTTAGAAACGATATAACGTTTATAAATAAGCACATAAAAGTTTTTGAATTGCTCTTCTAGTTCATTTAATTTTTTGCGTTGCATGTTAGGATCGGAAATTGTTGTTTCAATACGTTTTATGCTTTGAGATTTAGATATTTCCGCTTGCTCAAGAACTTTATTTACATTTCCAAGATTAAGTTTACGAAAAAGTCTTTCAATGACCGTGATTTGATTAGCTCTTGAATACACAGCCGCAAACATTTCTTGTCTCGCCCATAATTTTATCAGAATGGATTCTGAAATGGTGTAATGAATTAGCGGCTTAGGTACAACACCGGAATCTCCACCCCATGTACCGCTATATGAACGATTAACAGGGTCAGTTGGAGAAAACGCTATAATCTGTTTAATATGTTTGTTTAGATTCCATAGAATATCTGTTATAAGTGTAGTTTTTCCACTACCGCTTTGACCATATAAAATTGTAGATTTGTCTAGAAACAATCTAGCTGATATTTCAATTTCATCAAGTTCTTCGGACATTAATTATAACTTTATCTGTAAGATATTATATTAATAATACTATACTTTAAATAAAACTTACATCCACTCCGGCAGGAACAAAGTCAGGATTAATAGGTTCTAAACCTTCATTGCCGCCCGTTATTTTAGTTTCTTTATTTGCTGTTTTACTGTTCGCAGTCTTTAACACACCGGCTGGTCCAAGAGTGGCGCGACCTGATTCATCAAAAACTTCGTCGAGTTTTGCACTCTGTCCACCTGCTTTAACTTCATCAAATACATGCTGATTTTGCAAGAATTGTATGCCGGTTACTAGAAATAAAGAATATAATCCTGTACGTAGGGCCAGTTTAGTTAAACTTTCAGATTCCTCTTCAAGAAGTGCATTTCTAAATACAAAAAGCACTACTAACATTATAATTATTGAAATTAGTACTGCTGTATAAAACGGATTTTTAGTAATAGTACCAATAATTGGAGCCGCATTTAGCTTTGAACCAATTCCACTTAGAATTTCTTTAGAATCTACAGGCATTTATCTTCACTTTATGTAACCACTATATTGATATATTGATATAAATTAAAAAAAGTTATTTTGTTATTTGCAAATGTTGTGCAGACAATTTAATCAATTAGATCATCTAATGAATGTTTTGGACGTTCTCTAACACCCTTCTTGGTCCCGGGAGTTTTACGACTTCCACCTGCTGATTCCATTCGTTTAAGTGCAGATGACAAAACATCATTTGTATCGTCATCGCTAAAATCATTACCAAAATCACCAACTCCTGTTTCATTATCATTATCACTTTCTACTTTGTTATTATTATCTTCCGAGGATGAACCCGAGTCATCATCCGAAGAGCTACCGCTGTCACTTTGATCACTTTGATCCATTTCTGTATCTTCATTAATTACTTTTTTAGCATTTACCCGCTCTTCATGTACTTGCTTTTTATTTTTAGCCGATTCCTTGGATGCATTTTTTCCAAGTTCTGTTGCATATTTGTTGGAGTTGGTGGCAGCGGGTAATTTATCTTGTCTTTTTTCAACTGATACATGTGTAGACAGTATCTTTTTCCTTGCACTACTTTCAGCATCGTCAGACGCTTTTTCCAATGCATTGGTATTAGGCATACTTTGCACCTTTGCATACAACACCTCTACGATCTTTTTAGCGCGAGAAAGCTCAACTTCAAGTTCACACTTTTGTTTTAATAAACTTTGCACTTCTTCCCATAGTTTATTGCGACTATCGACAATTTTACGCACCACCTCAACATCAACAGTTTCTGATATATCCCTACCATTTGTCGAACCGCGTTCTTGTTTAATAAACTCATTAAATAATGTTTCTCGAATCATTATTTGCATATCAACTACTATCTCCATCCACAGGCGTACATTTTGCTCATTAGCATGATCATCAATTACCATGCGCATATATTGAATTTGGGTTATTTCCGTAATTACTGCTTTAACCAACTGAGTAATAATTTTATTCAAGAAGAAGAATTTTTGTTCGGTGTTTAGTATTGTAAAATGCTCTTCGGGCAAATAATGCTGTAGAATTTCATTAATAAAGTCGAGCATCGATATTGTGGTATATTTTGTGTGGGTGCGATATGCTTCCAAAACGCCCTTAATTGCTTTTTCATAATATTTATGATCATTTGAAATGCCCTTTAAATATGTTTCCAAAGTGAATTTATATTCATCGGTTAAGCTGCGATTTTTGCCATTTGATGCACGCATTTCGTGGTTTTTTTGTGACGTTGCATGTAAATGGTTGTAAAAAGTGTCTACAAAATAGGATCCAATCACTTCAAAGATTGAAATTGTACGAGCACTATAGTTCTTGCGACTTAAACGAGATTTATTATTCATTTTTATTATTTAAGAATAGAATTGTTTAAATGATCAACTTGCACACTCACAACAAACTTCAAGTTGCAAATGTATATATTTATTGAGCAATATTCTTAATTTGTACTAACAAATACATTCATATATCCACCTACACATTTAGAAAAAAGTACAAAGTACAAAAAATATTGTATTGTATTTGATTAAACAAATAACAAATAACAAACAACAAACATTCATTAGAAATCAGGCAAAGCATCATCACGACGAGAGTCGCTTTCAGTGTGTCGGCTTAATCCAAATTTATCACCGCCTCGGCGTACCTTACGATGCGCATCTTCGGAATTAACATGGAATTGATCCTGATCAACGTTAACATCATCCACACTCGGATTAGCCCACTGTGTGTGGTTGACGGAACGATTTTGAGTGTTATCTTCGGAACCTCCAAAGTTCTCTGTGGTAATAGCAGCAATCTTTGCATCACGATTACGCGCAACCTTTTTAGATGACTTGTATGTAGGAGTGCTCATAGACTTTCCGTCTACTTCAAAGATAGAATTCTGTTTACCAGTGGTTGCAGTTGTCTTGCCAGTTTTACCAAGAGTTATACTGTCTTCAGCAGTGTATGTGCTACGACCATCTCTTAAAACTTCACGACGAATAAGATCCATATCGCCAGTTGGCTTAACAGATTTAAACATACGTTCCGCAGTGTGCAACTGATGACTGGGTCGCGCATGTGTAGTTTCCTGAGCAGTAACAAGATGTTCAGCCCGTTGAGGAGCCGCAGTCTTGCCAACACGAGTATTATCAGAATTAGAGAATTCAGACATCTGTTGAATTCCTCGCATTACAAGCGCTAAATCCTTGCTCAGTGCAGTTGTTTTACGACTAGCCTCGCCCTCAACACCGTTACCATTTGCATAAACACCACCAATCTGGTCCTGCTGAGACTGATGCTTCTGATTAACAATAGCACCCATTAAAATACCAGCTGCCTTAAATGCCTTTGAATTTCCTTCTGCTTCCACATACTCACCGCCGGGAATATCAAAATAATGTTCAGCCACTGCATCTTGCACTCGAGATGTTCGAGACTCGGTGATTCGTTTGCGTCGAGCATCTTCACCATAACGTGCCACGCTAAATTCATGATCAGGGCTAAACTGATGATATAATCGGGAGTTAGTTAATATAGTATCTGATAATTGCGCAGTCTTTTTCTGTGGATTAAGAGCATAGTCTGCAATATAATCCGAGAAATCAGAACCCGCCGGCCTAAAGCGAGATAAATCTTCTTGCACTTTATTAACATTGCTCACATGCGGATAGTATTCGCGACGAAGACCTTCACGGCGTCCATCTTTAGATGTGCTGAAAATACGTGCACGATCACGTACTGCCTTATGTGTTTGTAATCGAGATTTATTATATGCTTGAGATTCACTCCATCGACCTTCATGAACAGAATTATCGGCGTCTGCTGAGAAGCGAACAAAACGCATGCGTGCTTCAGACTGACGCTTTAATTCAAGCATATTAGGATCGGTCGCTACACCACGTGGATCGCGAGTTGTTTCACCGAGAAACATTTCAGGATGAGCAGGATTATTAAGTTTACCACGGCCTCCATAGTATCGTGTATTTACCATACCAGATGCAGCCGTTGCATCTCGACGCACCATATCGGACTCCAAACCAATAGGATCAGAAGAAAAATCGCGCAATGTATCACGGGCATAATTATCATACTGATCTTCTCCATCATCTAAATCTTGAGTTTCTTCGAATTTGGCCATTAGGGCTTCATTCGGCATATCTCCATATGGCATCGCCACATCAAGATTATAAGAAATCTCTGTGGGTACCGACTTTTGATACTTATCATAATCCATATTAGGCTTCACTTACTACTTATATAATAGATATTTTATAATAGATATTTTATAATAGATATTTTATAATAGATATTTTATAATAGATATTTTATATTCTTTTTACAAAAAAAACAATATCACAAGTTGATGTGAATTTTAATAAAATACCCTCGCGATGATAATTAACCTTATGGTTTTGCCTCTAGTTGTTTTCGGGGTGATAATATATAAATTGTAGATCCAGCGGCTTCGTCTACCTTATGCTCAACCAAGTATTTATGCGAAAGTAAATATTTATCGGCAAGATTTAACAAGAACATTTTATTATCGTAAAGTTTTTTGTCAAAATGAGTGTTATTTTTATCAAATGCCGGTGTGTTCCATGCAGTTGTAAATTTATTGGCCTCTTTGACAATAATTAATGGCTTTAATTTCAGCAGAGCAATTTGATCCATAACCTCATCAAAACGCATCAAATGAAATGATCCTGAAAACAAAAGAATATGGGATTCTCTCACGGGCAATAACGAAGACATATATTCGGCATCAGCCACAATAAAGGACAAATTATCCACTTTCTTTGTTTTTGTTATTTGGGTGGCTATTTCAATTCCGGTTGGGTCATTATCAATACCCACAACTTTATTAAATAATGTGCTAAGAAATAGTGCATATCTACCACCTCCGGTACCTATATCAGCTAAATTTATATCTATATTTTTTAACATCAATGCAGATGGATTCTTCCAATCCGAAATATAATTGGGATATTTATCAATTGCTTCTATAATCGCGTTTTTAGTATAAAGCATTCCGGCCGTTACATCTAATTTATATCGCTGTAAAATATAAATTTTATTACCATCCTCCTCTACAATACCAATTGTTGCGAAATTAACATATGCATTTATTTCGTTTTCTGTATCTTGAATTTTTTTCATAGTGTCGTTGTATTTTTGTGAATTGTATTGTTCATCATTAGCATTCATAGTTGGATCCTGCCATTTTGAGGCAGCGGTCGGCAAAGTTATAATGATTAATGGTCGATTATCTAGTTTTTCTAGTTGCTTCAAGATTTCCGTGGCATTATATTCATATAATATTCTAATAATCAAAATAACGTCTGCTTTTTCTAATTCTTTAACATTTAATAGAGTATTTGGTTCAGTTTGTACAAATTTGATTAAGGGAAATGTTTCGGCGAGTTTATGTTGTTGTTCTGCGTTAAAAACAACTCCCATAATTGATTGCACTTTACTTCGAAGATAATTAGTTAATCTTCCTTTTTTAACTCCTATATTAACAATATTTATGCCATCTAATTGCTTTCTTAAAAAGCGGAAAATATAATTTGATGCAAATTTTTCAAATAACTTGAGTTCGTCGGAGATAATATCATCAACTTGCGGTGGTTCTACGTTGCACTTTATATTAGCAGAACCTATTTTGTATATATGAGCCCGTCTAAAACTCTTGGCGTTTTTCATTTCATCAGTAGAAATTTTAACATCATTATAAGCATCATTTACTAGTGGATTATACTTACCCATTTTTTTGGCAGCTTCATCAATAACATCTAAATCTATTTGATGTTCAAATAAAACTCTATCTTCACTCATTAATTTTTCATGACGATCTCTAACGGCCGAAATAAGATTTTCATCGTTGATGTCAATTATCTGATCGTCAATTGCATTAACTTGTGATTTATTTTGCAATTTAGATGTGTGTTTTTTCATTTAGAAAACTAATGGTAATGATAAACTAATATCAGCTTTATACTAAGGTAGGAATAAAATAACTAACTTTTAATTTAAACTTGAATCACAAATGACAAAAGCGCCTCCTCTTACCATTCGTGATTTTTGTTTAATTGTAGATGATAGAGAAAATGCCGTATACCCTCACCTAGAGTGTGAAGCAGTAGAAATTAATTATTTGCGTAAACGAATCACGGTTGGTGATTATGCACTTATGAATATGAGAACTAAACAAATTGTTGTTGTTTTTGAACGCAAGGAACTAAAAGATTTTGCCAGTTCGCTTAAAGATGGTAGATATCAAAATAAAAGATCTATGATTGAATTGCGGCAAAAAACAAACTGCCGCATCGTATATATTATTGAAGGTCCTATGAATCCTAAGCAAACGGATACTTTTAATCACTGCCCTTGGGCGTATATTGAAAGCGCAATTTTTCACTTGATGATTCGCGATAATATTTTGCCTATGTATACTCTAAATACTCAAGATACTATTGCCAAACTAATACGATTTATGAAGTCCATGATTAATTTGCTAAATGCTGATCCTCTTGATTTTAAAGACGAAATAACTACCACTACCACAGAAGATGGTGAAATACTTGAGACGTCGGGTCTCGAAGATATTGGTGGCGGTAGTTTTGAAGTGCCTTCTAGTTTAACTTCCCCAATTGTTAAGTCTGATATTGAAATTGTAAGAAACATGTGGTCGACATTTAAAGGTATTTCGGTGGTATCTGCTGATTTATTTATTACTAATTTCACATTGGCTGATTTGGTCCGAGGCAGAGTTAATAAAACGCAACTTGAGGCATTTAAAACAACTTCGGGTAAAAGACTATCCGCGCCTGTTTTGCAAAGTTTATTGGGTATTATTAATGGCGATCGAGAAGTGGAGATCAGGCTGCTTGCTAGTATTCCCGGTATTAGTAAAACAACAGCCGATGAAATACTTACCGGCGATACTTCACTTAATAGACTTCTTTCATACGAGGCGGGATCTATAAGTATTATTCCAATTGGAAAGAGAAAGAGTGCGCTGGGGTTGGTAAGGGCGGAACGCATCTTAAAATATTTTAACTATCGTCAGCAAATAAATTGCTCTATAAACGCGGAAAATGAATCCACCGCGCCTCCAAAAAATATGGCCACTGCATCCACTACATCCACCGCGTTAACTGCGTCAACTGCATCTACTACAACTCCCACTCCTACTCGAGAATTATCAAACAATATTAAGATAACACCACCTATTGAACAACCTCCTTCCGTAACACAACAGCCACCATCTGCACCAGCAAATTCATCAATTAAATTAGATATGAATTCAGATACTCTTGCGGCAGCAGAGGCTCTTATTAGGGCATTTAAAATATAATCATTGGTTCAAAAAATAAACCAATTATTTTTTGAACCATACCACCAACTTCCATAACGCCCCTTTTCAAAGAACTATTTGAACAAGTAAATGAAAGCGCAGCGACGGGAGTTGAGCCCGAGCCTTTGGCCGAAGGCCAATAGGCGGGTAAGGGCGAACTACCGAGCAAGCTCAACCGAGCCAGCCTCAAATATAATCTTCAGTGATAATATCAAAATCATTCTCTGCATCGGGGTCATGGATATCTTCATCAGCATCATCAACATCAAAGTGATTTTCAAATGGATTATTGGTATCAGCAGCATATTCTTCTTCCTCATTATCTACAACTTCTCCTTGCTGATCCTTTATCTCTTCTTCAGTTAACTGTATTTCATTTTCCGTGGCAACTTCAGCAGCCCTATCTTCACTCTCCGAAACAATGTCCTTCCTAAACATAGCCCAATTTACTAAACCAGCCTTAGACTTCATTTCATCAGTACGAATAATCTTTGCTATAGAAGTAGAAACAAAGGCCTGTCTCAATTTAGATGTTTTAATTTCACCCACATCTTCTATACGCAACACTGCTAAACAAAACTCCGCAATATGTTGAAGCAAATATTCAACAATTTCGCGTGGCTTCATAGTTTTACGCATTTTTGTGAATTTCTCATAAAACTCACCATATAATTCTGGTAATATTTCATTTAATTTTGCATACTCAAATCGCTTAACTTCAGAATTTTCTACTATATACTTTAACTCATCAGTGGGCTTAATAATAGACGCATAGTTTCTTAATTTATTATAATCAGCAATTAAGGTAAGCAAAATAGAATCCAATACAAATATTCTGCTATCATCTTTAAAATCGGGTTCCGAAGGAATATATTTACCATTCTTAACTTCTTCGTAAATAACACCTTCTATGCTACCTAATGCCATAAATATGTTATTGTTTATTTTGAGTTGTGTTGATAAAGTTAACGGCACATTAAAATCAAATATATGCATTGTTGGTGCATCATCTGTCTTTTGGACACTTTGGGC